TTCAAACTTTGCACTCTTTAGCATTTCACAGTTTGGGACTTAGAGAAGAAAACGTTATGCAAGACTACCACTACAATGACCTTGGAAAAGAATTAAGCATAAGAGTTAACGCTAAAAAAGATATGGATGCCTCTCCATATTTAACTTGTGATAATGAATATTTTCAAATTATTTTAAAAGCAAAAGAAAAAGATATACCGGTGTGGGATGAGTATTGCACAGGCGAACACTCAGCAAGTGATCCTGATTTACTTAAACATATTGAAGCAAATTATAATCATTACAAACATCCTGATATAAATAACTTGGTAGATTTTACCGATATGATTCATTCAATTACACAACAACCAGAAAAAATTCCTAACTTTGATGTGGTGTTTATTGATGAAGCTCAAGATCTTTCTCCAATACAATGGAAATTGTATGACATATTAAAATCTAAATCTAAAAATATTTATCTTGCAGGAGATGACGATCAAGCAATTTATGGTTGGGCAGGTGCGGATGTAGATAGGTTCATACAAGAACCTGCTATAGAAAAAGTATTATCAAAATCTAGAAGGATTCCTAAAGCTGTGCAAGATGTATCAGAAATTATTACTGGAAGAATTGAAGGACTCAGAGCTGAAAAGAATTATCTACCAAGAAATGAAGAGGGTTTGTGTAGTAAAATTAATAGTGTAGAAAACGTTGATTTATTTAACCAGGATTGGTTAATTTTAACTAGAACCATATCTAGATCAAAAGAAATTTGTAATTTGTTAAAAGTAAAAGGACTTTACTACGAAAATAAAAATCAAAAAAGTTATAACACTAAATTATACAGGGCGATCATTAATCACAATAAATGGTTAAATGGTGAGACAGTATCAGACACAGCCTTAGAAGATGTAAAAGAATACATGGGTAAAAGAGAACTTAAAAAAGATTTAAAATGGTTTGAATGTTTTGACAATGCCCCAGCTGAAGACAAAATTTATATAAGATTAATGCTGTCAAATAAGGAAAAATTAAGTGATCCAGCACGAATCAAAGTGTCTACTATTCATGCAGCAAAAGGAGGGGAATGTGAAAATGTAATTTTAGTATTAGATAATGCTAAAAAAATAAGAGAGGCTACAACTAAAAGTATAATAAAGCGTGACGAAGAGCACAGAGTATGGTATGTAGGCTGCACGAGAGCAAAAAGAAACTTATATTTAATGAGAGCAAAAATTGAAAGAAAAGGATACCAGCTATGACACACAAAGATATATTTGATGAATCATTTCCACAATACACCCAGGTTGGCGGGAATCACTATACCAAATTTCCTATTCAGCCTTATGAGTTTATTTCTAAAAATAATTTATCTTTTTTTCAAGGCAACGTTATTAAATACGTTTGTCGTTATCAAAGAAAAGGAGGAGTAGAAGATCTTAAAAAGATTGTGCATTACTGTCAGTTAGAAATGTTAAAATTAAGGGACACTAAAAAATGAAAGTACCTCTATTCGAAGCACAGACCGAGTGGAATGAACCAGAAGAATATCCTGATTTAAGACAATACGATGAAATCGCTATTGATTTAGAAACAAGAGATCCTGATTTAAAATCAAAAGGATCTGGGTCTATTATTGGTAATGGAGAAGTTGTAGGTATAGCTGTAGCTGTACCTGGTCGCAAATTTTATTTTCCAATTGCTCACGGATCAGGGCCAAACATGGATAAAAAAAGAACTCTTAATTGGTTTAAAGATATTTGTGAATCAAATGCTATAAAAATATTTCATAATGCAATGTATGATGTGTGTTGGATTAAATCTATGGGTCTTAAAATAAATGGACAGATAGTGGATACTATGATTGCTGCATCTTTAATTGATGAAAACAGATTTAGATTTGATTTAAATAGTTTGTCCTGGGATTATTTAGGCCATGGTAAAAATGAAGCTGCGTTAAATGAAGAAGCAAAATCTAGAGGATTAGATCCGAAAGCAGATATGTGGCAGCTACCTGCTATGTATGTTGGATCTTATGCAGAAAAAGACGCAGAACTTACATTAGAACTTTGGCAAATATTTAAAAAAGAATTAATACATCAAGATGTTGAATCTATTTTTGAATTGGAAACTGATCTCTTTCCTTGTCTGGTAGACATGCGTTTCCTTGGAGTCCGAGTAGACGTTCAACGAGCTCATAAATTAAAGCAGCAGTTAACATTGCAAGAAAAAGAACTCCTGCACAAAATAAAAAAAGAAACGCAAATAGACGTTCAGTTAATGGCTGCAAGAAGTGTTGCGAAAGTTTTTGATAAACTTGGTTTACCATACGAACGAACTGCAAAATCACAAGCACCATCCTTCACTAAAAATTTTATTTCTAATCACGAACATCCTGTAGTTAGAATGATTGCTCAAGCTAGAGAAGTTAATAAAGCTCATACTACTTTTATTGATACCATAATTAAACATGAACATAAAGGCAGGATCCATGCAGACATAAATCAAATAAGATCAGATTATGGCGGGACTGTGACCGGTAGATTTAGCTATTCGAACCCTAATTTACAGCAGCTTCCAGCTAGAAACAAAGATCTTGGACCGATGATTAGGTCTATATTTATACCGGAGGAAGGCCATACATGGGGTTGTTTTGACTATTCTCAACAAGAGCCTAGGCTGGTAGTGCATTATGCAGCTCTTCACAAATTTCCCTCAGTTAATGATGTAATAGATAGTTATGAAAATGATACTTCAACAGACTTTCATCAGGTCGTAGCAGACATGGCAAAGATTCCAAGATCACAAGCTAAGACAATTAATTTAGGATTATTTTATGGAATGGGTAAAGCAAAACTTCAAGCTGAACTCGGTGTATCAAAAGATAAAGCAGCAGAATTGTTCGATCAATACCACGCTAAAGTTCCCTTCGTAAAGCAGCTTATGAATAGTGCTTCCAATCGTGCTCAAGAGCGTGGTCAAATTCGAACTCTCTTGGGACGATTGTGTAGATTTCATCTGTGGGAACCAAATCAGTTTGGTATGCACAAAGCATTGCCTCATGAAGAGGCCTTACAGGAACACGGACCAGGAATTAGAAGAGCATATACTTATAAAGCTCTCAATAAATTAATTCAAGGAAGTGCAGCTGACATGACAAAAAAAGCAATGTTAGATTTATACAAAGCTGGAATAGTCGCTCACATACAAATTCATGATGAGCTATGTGTTAGTGTTAGAGACGATGAGCACGCAAAACAAATAGTTGAAGTTATGGAAAATGCCGTAACTTTGGAAGTTCCCAACAAAGTCGATTATGAAAAAGGTAAAACTTGGGGAGATATTAATGGTTAATTATGTTCTTCAACAAAATAAAACAAGCTACTAAAAACAATAAATATTTACTTTTAAAAAAAGCTATAAGACTAGAAACTTTTAGATTAAATTTTAATTTTGATTCTATGTTAGCTTTATGGGCTAATAACAATACTTTAGAATTTGAAAATAAATTAAATCCATTTTTAGGTCAAATAAAAAACATAAATCAAATTCCTATTTTTAAACCTTATCTTACTTATATTAATACTAATTTAAAAGACGTGTTTGATTTAGGTGGTTTAGACTTTTTTTATTCTTTAAAAGGCGAAGTAGGTCCTTCTCATTTTGATAAAGAACATGTAATGATATTAGGGATTAAAAATGTTACCTATTATCACATGGATAATAAAGACTTTAAATTAGAGCCAGGTGATGTATTATACATACCTAAAAATTTTTTACATCATTCTTTTTCATCACGAGAAAGAATAGTGTTAAGTTTATCAATTTGGAAAAAATGATTAACTATGGCTTATTTAAATGCAAACATACCCGTGCAATATGCACAGATAAGGAGAGAATATTTATATGATCTTAAAAAACACCATGGCGAAGTTGAAGATTGCATTATCTTTGGTATTAGCTGTATGTCAGGTCGTGCTATCTTATGGCATGCAATTATGGAAAACGGCGCAATCTTTTATCGTCTCCCAATTACGGCTTTTATTCAACGTGGTTATGAACCCTCATCTGTTCCCATTAAAAGACTTGATGAATTGGAACTTTGGAATAGCTTTAGTTATTACCCTGCTGTTACTAGTTATGATATTCTAGATGGACAAGCAGGAAAATACATAGGCAAAGATAAAAAATGGCACACAGGTAAATATTTATTTACTATTGACTTTGCACATCCAGAGAGTAACATTGTTGATACTGATCATTCAGAGATACCGCACGAACATAAGTGCGCTCACATACTTGCTTTAAATGATGGCAACTATGCAGCACAACCTAACAATCGATTAATATGGGACTTACCTTCTTTTACGGTAAAAGATACTGTTCCTGATTGGAAAGTGCAAACAAATGAATGGAACGTAGAAGATACACAAAAGTGGCGAACTGAAGACACTGATAATTTCTTTTACGAAATGGAGGAAAAGAAAAATGATTAATGTAGTAAATGGAATATGTACAGATTGTGGACATAGACACAGAGGAATTGCACAATGTAACTTTTGTGATTGTGTATGGGAAACTATAAAAATAGTAGAGGACAATATGATTAAAAAAATTTGGAAAAAAATAAAAGAATTTTCTAGAAGATTAATATTTTGGACTAGATAATGAGTAAAGAGGATTGTTATGGATTACAGATTTACAACAATTTTAATAGTGCTGTTGTGTTTGTTAGCTGTCTTTGTAAGGCCTTCACAGCCGTTGAAAGTTGATCCTAAAGAATATATAATCCCTCCACCAAAACCAAAAATAAATGAGTAATAAACCATTAAACATATCTGAATCAGCTGCCGTGCAGATGCCGATGAAGACGGTTGCCTCTCTGATTTTGCTCGTCGCAGCCGGCGTGTTCGCATATACGGAGCTTACGGCGAGGTTAGTATCGTTAGAGACATCACGTGAGCTGTTCGAAAACGATCTGCTCAAGAAGTCCGAACAAGTGCCCGTGGACCAAGAACAACATTTTTTACTCGAAGATTTGTATAAGTCTGTAGAGAAAATGGAAAAGACTCAAGAGATGAATATGACAAACAAAGTTAATATAGAATTTTTAAGTGAACAATTAGATAAGGCGTTAAAAGATATAGAAGAATTAAAAGATAAGGTAAGAGAAAATGGCAACGGGAAGAATTACTAAAAAAGTTTTAGACTACATAGCTCACATAAACAAAGAGGCTAAACAAATGAGTTATGTAAAAAATTTAAAAAAAGAAGTTGAAACTGGCAAGAATGGTACACAAAAATATGTTATCAAGCAAGGTGAAAACAAAGGTAAGATAGTATGATTTTAGAAGTAGTGGCTCTTCTTATGATAGTCAACGGAGAGATCAAAGAACACAGAATTCAAATTGATCCTGAAACAAATAAGCACTCAATGTCAATGTGTTTGAAACATAAAAGGATCGCAAAGCGTGGAGAGACAGGAACAAATATACAGCACCAGTGCATAAAGTCTATGGCGGAGGTGGAGAAAAATATTGATGGCTCGTTCTCAATCAAAAAACTCATCCTCGAATAAACGCAATCAAATGGCTAAACTATTAAAAGATGGAAGATATAAACAACGTGTAATTAAATCTAAAAAAGTATATAATAGGAAGGATAAAAATTATGAAACTTACACCTAATTTTTCTTTACAAGAATTAACAAAATCAGATACTGCGATACGTAGAGGTATTGATAACGAACCTAACGCTGATCAAATAGATAAATTAAAAAGACTTTGTGAAAAAGTTTTACAACCTGTGCGTGACCATTTTGGCAGAGTAAAGGTAACCTCGGGCTATCGTAGCCCTGAGTTATGTGTTGCTATCGGCAGCAGTTTAAATTCGCAACATGCGAAAGCTGAGGCGGTCGACTTCGAATGTATTGGAGTAGACAACGCTGAAGTGGCTGACTGGGTTTATAAAAATTGTCGGCCAGATCAATTAATCCTTGAGTACTACACTCCCGGCGAACCCAACAGTGGATGGATCCACGCAAGTTATGTGGAGTTCAACCCAAGAGCTCAATATTTAAGAGCTTATAGAGATAAAGAAACTAAGAAAACAAAATATAAACCAATCACAGGGAGAGCGGTAGATCTTGTCTAGTAAAATTAATTTAATGAAAGCATTTAGTAATATTGACACCGTTCATGGTGTATGTGGAGAATGTAATGAAGAAACTATTTTAGTTGCAATTGTATCAGAATTTTACAGATGCACTAATTGTGGTTCAGATACTAGACAACATATTAATGGCAGCATTAGATATTTAAGATTATCTGAAAGCGATAAAAAATTTATAAAACAACATGGCAAAACAGAAGTTTAAAAATTTTGAACCAAGACCGAAACCTAAAAAAAGACCTAGGATTCACAAGAAATCAAAAAATAAATCTGAAAAAAGAATGTTTAAAAAATACCACCGACAGGGGCGTAGACCTTAAGTATCTTTTCCTTGAGATGGGTCAATAGTATTGACCTGTTCGCAAGAAAACCTAGGATATAAGCGATTATTAACTATATCTTCCTCAGTAAATTGACTCTGATAGAGTATATCATAAGACTCAGAAAGCCCATTTCGGACACAATCATAGTAACCCGATTGTTTCTTTGGATATCCTGGCGGAATAGCACACTGTTGTGTTATAACTGAGCACACGTAAATAGTTAAAAAAAATTTCATATTTGCCTTGACTATTAGTATTTTATAGGATAAACGACTAAAATGTTAATTACAGAAAGGATATAACAAATGACTGATTTTAACAAGTATCAAAATATCTCAGTGAAAAAAGAAGTTTACGCTAAGATAGATAAAATTAGGAAAGTAATAGTACCTGATGATCCAAACGTATCGAGAGCTCAGGTGGTTACTATTCTAGTAAACAAAGAAGCCAAACGTTTAAATGGCAAAATCAAAGACTAAAGCACAACTATACAGGAGGAAAGCAAATGTCTAAAGATACAAAAACAAACCGAGAATATTTTACAAAAGAATATTCAAAGTTTAAAAAAACAAAAGGTAATAGGCCGATAGATCCTGGTCATGTAGCAAGTATAAAAAAATCTATTGCTGCAAGAGATTTAGAATTACCTATCTATGTAAATAAAAACATGGAAATAAGAGACGGTCATCATACTTTTCAAGCAAGAAAAGAATTAGATCTAGGGATCTATTATATTATAATTGATTCTAAAGATGCGCTGGATATGGCCATATTCAATGCGGGAAGAAAAGATTGGAACATGAACAATTTTTTAAACTTCCACTGCACAAGAGGTAAACAAGATTATAAAATCTTGAAATCTAAAATGGAACAATATCAGATGCCAGTAATTGAGGCACACTATTTATTGTTAGGTAAAGCTACAGGAGGTAAACATATTACTGAAGATTTTAAACATGGTAATTTTAAAATACCTGCAGGTAATCTAGCAGCATTTGATCAAGTGGCCCAAGAAATGAGATATGTAAATAATATCTTTAACTCTGGCAATAAATTAAAAAGGCCTTTCATAAGAGCTTTCTCAATTATGAGAAAACATCCTAATTATGATTTTAACAGACTCAAAGCTGCATTAAAATCTAAGGCTAGTAAACTCTTAGCTGCAACAAGTAGCAATGAATACATTACTCAACTTGACACGGTGTATAACAGTGGCTTATCAGACAAGAGTAGAAAAATGAATCTAATTCAGTTCGCTAAAGATAGAGAATATGAAGAAGATAATATAACAATCAACTAAAGGAGAAAGTATGAAATATACATTGGTTAAAAGAATCAAATTTAATCACAGTAATGATTGCGTTAGTGTAATTAAAGAAGCTGATTCATTAGAAGATGCACTAAAATTTAAAGTAGGTGCAGAAATGTTAGACGAACCCTCTGAAGATAAGGTTTATGAGGTTTTAATTAACATCAATGATGCATTTGATTACATCAAAGAGCCGGCAAAACCTTTGCTGCTTACTGATGAAGTAAAGAATCAAAAGGCCTCATGAGACCTGGATACATTGTCTGCCCTGAATGTAGAGGCAATGGATTTGTGAGAGTTCCTTACGAAGAAGCTCGTGAGGAACTACACGTCAACTGCCCTGAATGCGGCGCTCAAGGCGAAGTATTAGATAAAGAAACTGAAAAGTATGTAGAGGAACTAAAAAACAAGCTATGATGTCAGAGGAAGACATAAAAGAATATCAAAAACTAGTAGATCAACTAGAGATGTTAAAAAAGAAGGGGACCTCGAAAGACGATCGGGGTCCAATGGATCTTACAAAACAAATAGAAGTATTAAAATTTCGAAACGAAAAGCTACACAAGTACAATGAAAAACTAATTGAAGAGGTAAGATCTCTTCGATCTAAACTATACGTAAAGGAAAACTAATGACCACAAATTTAAAAGGAGATAGCGGCGATTATAACTTACTTGCAAAGTGGGCCGATCAATTAAGTCCTCGTGACTTTTATTTAACTGTAGAGATAGGTGTTCGAGAGGGTTATGGCTCTCACGTAATCATGGAAAATTTAAAAGATAAAAACAATTTTCACATTGGGATAGATCCTTATGGCGATATTATTTATGATCATGTAGATCCGCAACCAGGATTAGTTCCTAGGTGGACAGACTTTGATGGTAATATTTTATATAATCCCGACGGCTCTTACAAAGTTCCAACGTATCCAAACTCTATGAAACAAACTTTTCTAACTGCTTTTAATAAACATGAAAATTTTATTTTGTATCAATTAGAAGACATAGAATATTTTAATGCGTTTGGTCAGGGAGTGCCTATTTATTATCGGGGCCAAAAAACGATAATGAATAATTATGACTTTGTTCACTTTGATGGACCACATACTACAGCAGCTGTTTTAAATGAAGCTTTGTTTTTTGCTAATCGTTCTAATCCTGGAACTAGATTTGTATTTGATGACATAGATACTTATGACATAAAACATATTCAACAAACTTTAACTCATTATGATTTTTATTTATTAGAACAAGGTAAAAGAAAAATGTGTTTGGAAAAATCAAATGGCTTACAAAAATCCTAACGACCAGAGAAGAATAGACAAAGACTTTGCTTACATGAACTCGGAACGAGGATATGTGACACGAACTATTTCTGCTAAATTTAAACCTAGTTATGGAAAGTACGGTGGACATACTCCTACAATAGATAAAAAAGAATTTTGGCGATTGTACATGAATCACATTATTAATATGAAAGAAAAATTTCCAAAGTCTGACGGTAGAATCTGTAGGTATTGCGAGCAGCCATTTACATTTAAGGCTAGACGTGGAACTAGAGGTAAGGGATATCAAGGACGTAAGGGACAGATAACAACTAATTTTAGTATTGATAGATATGACCCAAGATTAACGTATATGACTGATAATATTATCTTTTGTTGTGTTGCTTGTAACGATAAAAAAAGAGATAGTAATCCAAGTGACTGGTTAAATTATTTAAGGGTCGGATTAGAATTTAAACGTGATTAAATGTGAATGTAAAAAAGATGCAATTATTATTGAAAATAAAAAGTATTATTGTGCTGATTGTTATATTAATAAATTTATCCGGGTGCGTAAAAGACTACGACCTAAACCCATGGACAACAGTTTTAAAACATACACTGAAAGGAAATCATGATAAAAATAAACAAGAGATTTTATTACCCGACATCGACTCGAAAAATAATTGATGGTAAAAGACATTACCTGGTAGGTGACGAAAAGTTACCAAGTGTTACAAGTATATTAAAGGCCTGTGAAAGTGAGGAGAAGAAAGCTTCATTGGAAGCGTGGAAAGCTAGAGTAGGAGAGGCCGAAGCTGCAAGGATCACGGACAATGCTGCATCGAGAGGTACTCTTATGCATACGATTCTTGAGGGACATATCTTAAATAGACCTGTGGTAGATCTAACACCCGAAGGACAATTAGCTACGAAGATGGCAAAACAAATCGTGGACCAGGGATTAACAGATAAACTCCAGGAATTGTGGGCAGCTGAATGTGTTTTATTTTATCCGGATATGTACGCCGGGGCCTGTGATGGGGTTGGAATCTACGAGGGCAAAGAAGCCATTATTGATTTTAAACAAACTAATAAACCGAAACGAAAAGAATGGATCGAGGATTATTTTTTACAACTAGCAGGATATGCTATTGCTCATAACCAAATATATCAAACTAATATTCAGTTTGGAATCATTCTAATGTGTAGCAAAGACTTATATTATCAAGAATTTCGCGTAGAAGGCGAAGAATTTAGACATTATGCGAACGAATGGTGGAAAAAAGTAGACCAATATTACAGGCAGAAAAAAGAATTTGAAGAATTGGTTGACAGAAATGGTTTTTAATATAATATAGGATATTATATGAAAGGAATAAATATGAAAGATAACTTTAAATTAGATCATCGAGCAATTGGTGATTGTTACTACGACATATATTGTCAGCCACAATGTACAACTAAAGGAGATCTATTAAAAGATATGGCTAAGATCTTGAATGGTGAGTTAACTGCTGAAGACTATCG